CCAATGTTCATCTTCTCCTTCTGCTCCTATAATCTTACCTGCTACTTGTAAAACTTCGCCACATTCCTCTATAAGTTTAGATAATCCATTACATTCGGTTGATCCAATACAATAGGGTTTAGTCATTCTATTACCTCCAAAACTGTATCGCCGCTATCCCATATCCGTTCCCGAATATATCGTGGTAAGATAATACAACCGTGTGAAGCTGTCCCCGGATTTTTAATACTGTCTCCATGTATCCGAAAAGCGCTTCGCTCAAATGTCTTAGTTCCTTTAACTGGCGACAAACCTAGTGTATATGGGCCGGTATTTTTACTATGATAAGGTTTCTCAATTGTCCACATTCCCTCTGGAATAGGTCCAATTCCTACGACCTTTTGCGCACTATGATTATTTTTACCCCATTCGCGTCCCGAATATCCCCGGCTAACAAAAGTGTATTCGCGCCCTTCCTTTGCGTGATACATTTTACCTTGCGATTGATCCCAAATCCACATAACTATATTTCCTTCAACCTAAATTTAGTAGTTGGATAAAGGCAACAATATCCTAAACGTGAAATTTCACCTAGAAATTTAAGTGGATATTTCGTGCTACGTTTATGATCCTTTAACTTTTCCCATTGCTCTGACGTATCATTAAAATATTCCATTTGATATCGATCTATCGTTGAAGTTCCCCTAGATAATCATATTTAACGTCCGAATAATCAAACTCTAAAATAACATATTTATTTTCTTTATAAATATTCTGTAAGTGCCTCATTCGCATGATAGCTTCGACGCGCTCAAAATATAAATTACGCATAGGCTTGTAAGAGTTATCGATGCGTTTTCTTGCAATTAGATAAAAATCTGCCATTTTATATTTCCCTATTTCCTAGGATCATCCGCAGATGCCCCTACATGTGTAACCTGTGCCACATAATAGTCAAGCAATTTTATCGCGTCGGAAAGTTCCTTAGACAACACCAAACACGAATAAAAAGCCGCTATAGATATGACCAAAGCAAAACACGCCACGAAAAATATAGCGTATGTGATTACCGTTATAACCATAATTAATATCCCGTCAAATTTCTTCGTTTCTTTTCATATTCATATAACGCCATCGCTAACTGTATAAGTTCATAAGCATCGTCAGTCATAATACTATCTTCAAGCTCCATTCTTGTCAAGATTTTTCTCATAGCATCAATCTCTGCCTGACATACACGTGTCATTTTATATCCTAACTTTCCATTTGATATAATGGTGCGCTTTATGGGATGACTTTCTCTCACGAAAAAGCTGCCGTCCAAAGCCCCGCAAGAATTAGACAGATAAAAAGTAACTTACCTATCATGGTTAAACTTTTCCAAAACTTTCTCATAATGGTTTTTCCCAATTTATTGAACTAATAATATACGCTATAGCTTTATCAACCTCAGGAAACGTTCCATGTCTAAATGCCACGGTTTTAGTTTCGTCTTTATAAGCAACCTCAATATCATCTTTAGCATAAACGATAATAGAAAGCGTCACTATAGGATTATCTAATCGGATAGACATTATCGGCTTGTTCCCTTTTCAAGTCCCAAAAAGCTTTACGTCTTTGGGAAGCATTCCGGCGCAACGCCTGTCGCATTTCCCGTTGACGTTTTTCTGCGATGGTTTCCATTATCCCATATCTCCACATACAAACTATTAATCAAATCTTGACGTATCGAATCAATTTTCTCTTGCTGATAATCGTCATTTGTAAGCTTGATATATTCAAGACGAATAATAGCTGATTTGATAGATTCCTTAAGATAACCAAGCTTAAATGATGGCTCATTTCTCATATCGTAAATTTTCATGTTCCTAATTCCTGTCTGTTTCTGATAGCCTCTTTATGCCACCAATATATTACCAAAAGGTAAACATGTCAAGAAAAATCGACAAAAAAGTGCCGCCACGGTTTCCCGCGACGGCACAGTTATGGGGAGTGGAGCGGTTTACAGACCAAAAATTTTCAGCAGATCGTGCGCAGTTGATTGCGAAATATAGCCAGACGCTACCAAAATCCCCATTGAAAAAGCAAACACTCGCGGGCCATGTCGCTTTATGAATGCCCCGATTTTAGAGGCTCCATTTATAGCAAATAAAATCGATTCGGTATTCTCTTTAATTTCCAGCACCGAGCTAGCCAAGGCAGTGTGACTTTCCTCGACAATGGTTAATCGTTCTTCTACTGAAATCAGTCGCTCGTGATTATCCTTTGAAACTGCCGACCCGCGTAATGGTGTAGTTTTAGCGACCGATTTAAGCGCCATTTTATCACCTATTTCCCGTCGTCGATATAGGCCGGGTCAATCTGCGGACTACCAAGCGCAGCCTTAACCGCTTCATTTACCGCAATTTGAATAAGTCCTGGCAAAATAGCGTTAAGCGTTTCATGTACGATAGAATGCAATTCATCTTTTGAAGGCAAAAGTTCTGGCAAATGTGAAATCTGTTCTACACTATCCTTGATATTGCCCACTGATGTTTTGACCGATGTAAGCGCATCATTAATCTGCACCTTATCCTGCCGACGCATAGGAACGCGACTGACAATATCACCTAGAACACCAATAATATTGGTGAGATCATTATGGTGATGTGCAAGAAAACGTGAGAAAATAGACACGTTTCAAACTCCTTGTTTATCATTGAAGTTACGTTCCGGTAAATATTGATGGAAAAATTCCGGGGAAACTAAATGGCGCGGATTAGGTGGAACGTGATGTGTCACAAAATTTCGCCCGGAATGTGGCGGTCTATGTTCCATATGTGGATTAAGTAAAAGCCCAAAGTGACTAGGAATTTCTCTCATACTAATTACCTTTCAAGCTTTTGACAAAGGAAACTTGACCGCGCGCTAATAGAGAGAATGCAGCCATAAGAAAAATCACAGCAATAATTACCATAGCCATTCGCTGAAAAAATCCACTCTCTTTAAGCCATTTCTTAAACTGATCTAGCCAACTATCGCCGCCAACCCCTGCTAATTTTGCTCCTATAACTAATGGTGCGGTAACGGGATTGGATAAAGCGGCAACCGTAAGTGCCTTACCAATAAGTGACTTGCCTTTATTTAACGCATCTTTACCTATCTTTCTAGCACCTGCAATTAATGACGAGGGATTAATAAAGTTTCCATTAGCGTCCTTAATTCCAAAGTGCAAATGATTTCCCGTCGAATTGCCTGTCGATCCTACTGCACCAATAACGCTACCGCCAGAAATCACGTTGCCGGGTGACACATTTATTTCGCTCAAGTGTCCAAACTGATAAATATTGCCTGCGCTATCTTGACCAGAAATAAAGTTACCAAATCCACCTTTTCGCCCGGCCTCTAAAATAGTTATATCGGTAGGCGCAACAACTGGCGTCCCTAAAGGTGCCGCCAAATCTAACCCCATGTGTTCGGTTGAACCAATACCACCCGGCGAACTACGCGAACCAAAAGGCGACGAAACTCTATACGCCCCTACTATGGGATTGAAATAATCGCCCATATTTCACCTTAACCGAAAGGATAGACTACAGAGCGACCAGTTGACGAGCTAAATCCTGATGATGAATATTCGACCATTGGAAATATTGGATATGATGCTGCGCCACCAAAAGCGGGAGTATTGCTAGCGACATTACTTAATGTGGCTTCAGCTACCATAGTATAAGGTATTTGTGGTTTAATCCCATTTCCCTTGATAGGAGGTTCGGCACAAAAAGAACATGCACTTTCGCAACTGCACTTATCCTTACCATCATCGAATACAAGTGGCGGCACTGACATATTACCGCCAGTATATGCGCCGCCCATAATGTTGAAAATATCACCCTCTGGATTAATCAAATCGTGGGGCACTATATCCGGCAAAGAAAATAGCTCGCCTGCCGACTGCACCGCATCTTGAATAGCTTTAACCGGACGTGGCGCTTTCTTCCAAAAAAGCAACAGCAAAATAATAGCCACAATAACTATAGTGACAATCAAAGCCTTTCGCGACGATTTTCTTTGCAACGCTTTTTCGGGCATTTTGATTTCCTATGCTAGACGGGGCTGCGTTGTAAAGCTGCCACTGCCACGGTCTGAATATGTAATTCCAGTGCCGGTCAAACTTGCCGCCATAAGTGCAATCAAATTATCGCGGTCAACCTCTGGCGCGCTAGAAATTTGACTAATTAGCGACTGTTGTGTCAAACCCTCAATTTGCGTTGTAAACATTTGCGCTTGTGTGGTTAATTGTGTAGTTGCAATTTCAGCTTGAGTATTCAACTGCGTTTTTAGAACATCGGCATTCAACGCCCACTGCGCAAGATTACTATCGGCAGTCAATTTTGCTTTAGCGTAATCCGTTTCCGCTGCAACCTTGGCGGTAGCGAATGAATATTCGGACTGAGTATTTATCCATGCTGTTTGCGCGGTCAATCCTGCCACCTGAACTTGAGCGTCCAAAGCGCCCAAATATTTAGCGACGTCTGCACCCGCTTGCGTAGCTGCTAGATCACCTTGAAATTGATAGGCGGTTATTGCTACGCTTGCGGCATTAGCATCTTTAGCTGCAATCAAAGCTGCGTTGGATTGGTCAACCTGTGCATTAGCCTGAATTTGCGCCATCGCAACACCGGCCTGTGCTGCAATAGCGGTATCGGATGGCCCGGCGTTTATCGTCGTAATTCCACTGCCGGATGAATTAGATGGTGCTGCCGATCCTTTGGAAATGAAATAATAAAAGACAACAAAAATAAAGATGCCGCCAATTATCCAATAAATTGGCTTACCTTTATTAAAGACCTTCATATTAAATTTCATCGTGTGGTGTCCTTTTCAAAGTCCGACAAAGCTTGCAGAGCAAGAGCGCCGGAGAAATAGACACCATTAGCAAGCAAGCTAACTGGCACAAAGTTTTGATACATCTTAACGAAGCCGGGAGATTGCGGAGCAAGACTATTTTGAATGTTATATTTAGGCGCATAAATACTATCAACCGGAAGCGTGGTCGGTTGCCGCAACGCCAAATTTTCGACTCCAATTCCGTAACCGGAGCGTCCAACTAGATAACTATACATGACTTTTACTCCCGGCGTTTATTCAACCGAAAACGCGCCCGGTAGAAAAATCCATACCGCTACCGCCACCTGTGACGGGAGAAATTGCGGTTGCCAGAGACGAATTAAAAACACCGCCGCCAGCTTTGATAATATCTGTCGTGCGTGCATTACGGCTAACAATAACCGCGAGCGAAGCCAGTCCAATAATAGCAACCGCTACGGTGACAAGACTTTCTGATATACTATTCATTATCCATTCCTTATGTTACCGGAGAAACTGCCGCTTTAATTGATGCGACGAAAATATCACCTGCCGATTTAATAACCTGACTTGTCCTAGCATTTTTGCCGACGATAACGGCAAGTGTTGCTAGTCCAATAATAGCGACCGCAATAGTCACTATCGTATCTCCTAGTTTCATTTAACCGCCCGTTCCTTCCTTTAGTTGCTGCATGAACTTTTCAAACAATCCCTTTTTGCCGTTAGAAAGAATAATGACCAAAATAATAAGGATCAAAAATCCATTCGTAATAGGCTTAAGTTGTTCTACATTTCCAGCAGCAACTAAAAGAATAATAGCCAAAACCCAAACAAAAAAGTTATCTGAACCTGTGAAGTCCAATTTCAACAGATCAAATAAATCTTTATGTTTTCCACGTATAGCGGCAATCATAAGAATAAGACCGAGAAAGATTAAAGCAAAAGGCATTATCCAAAAATCACCTTAAGATATTTCGATAGATGTCCTCGCATTGTGGAATAAACCACAAACAAAAACAAGAGCAAAAGAAATAGCTTTGTTGACTGTGACATTTATTCAGCCGATAATCGGAACGCGACTAAACGCATTGGGAAAACGAGTGCCAAGCCAAAAGAAAAACAACAGCCACAAGAGCGACATAAGAGAAAAGCCAAGAATACGCATATTAAATCCTTTCCAAAACACGCGACCAAAGCCAGCTAATACAAATCATCAATCCGACAAACAGAAACCAATCGACTGCCGTTCCATCCTCCCTGAAAGGGCGATGAAACCAATCTTTAGTTCCCGATATGAGTTTTTCAACCATAAATCACCTATAGTAATTTTGGGCGACGGTATTAACGCCGCCCAAAATCTAAGATCAATTACCGGCCAAAGAACTAGCACCGACAAGCTGATTGACCAGAGCAAAGCTTTCATATCCCACCAAGGCGCGAGCGTTGGCATTTACGGTAATAGGATTGAGATTGATTTCCATATTACCATAAGAGATAGTATTAACTGGCGTATCGCGGCTTTCAAAGAAATAACTACCGCTAGGAACATCAGCCATAAAAGTCATTCGCGCATCAAGAGCGGCAATTTCTGGCGTGACTTTCCAAATATTTGTAAAGTTAGCCGACGCGAGACTAAAATAATTAACGTCCGTTCCGTTGTTATATGATCCGCCATTATCATACACAATATAAGTAGAAAGGAAACTGCGAAAGTTAGAATATGCCATCGGAAAATCTTGCCCGGCTGTCATACCACTAAAAGTAGTCTGCTTAAGATCGTAAACAGTATTCAGATCGAGAACAGGCAAGATCGGCATACCGTTGGATGGATCGCGCGGAATTTGATCGAGATAAACCTGATAAACCGTAACCGTTACATTATCTGTCCACGCACCGGCGGCGTTGCCGGTATAGATTGCATTAAGCTGATCGGTTGCGCCGACAAAAGGTGTCTGATTAAGCGTAATCTGCAAATTCATGGTAGCGGAAACAACCGCCGCATAAATAGCGCCGCGCAAATCGGTGCTGGAATACGCAATAGGAACATAATACATCTGCCTAAGCGTATCGGTTCCACTAATAGCAATAGTTGCGCCGCCATCATAGACAGCAAAATTCTCGCCATAATCCATCGGAATATTATTAGCGTAAACGCCACCATATCCATAACCCTGTCTGGCACTATTCAAAATAGCCATATACCATCCGGGCACCTGAATGCGTGTATAGTTATTTAGATCGTCAAAACGAAACTGCGAAACCATATTGGCATTACCGAATACAGATCGGTCCGCTTGTGTTACTGCGCCATTCGTAACACCGCCTGTAACCTCGACAATAAAGCCGAGTAAAAGGCCGACATTGCGAGGCGCAATATTCAGGACATTTTGAACAGTAGGATCAACACTAGCGCTAAAAATCTGCTGTTTCATTTTCAGCGAATTAGCAACTACAGCTTGCCTCTGTAGAAAATTCTGCTGCTGCATTTGCTGCGGAGTGGGGGCATTCTGAGTAGCCATTAGTTATGTTCCTTACATTTACAACCGGAAATTGCGTTGAGGGTTAGAGTGAGCAAAATTGAAACAAATATAATAAGCGCCCAATTTTGCCAATGCGCCATAAGCGGAAAATTAATAGGCATTATTAATCCTCCGAATTTGTCCGTTTGGAAACCATGAATTTAATAATTGCGCCTATAATAGCCGTCGATAGGACCATCATAGAAGCGATAGTTAGAAAATTCGGGGCCGTCCACGATATGATCGTTTCTTTCATAATAAGCCTTTCAAATTCGCACTGGCTTATTGTTAAGCCGTTTTTCAAAGGTAAAAATCAATTCGTCCGCCGATGGCACCGGCTTGAAAATATTAGCTTGCTGCCGATCAACATCATACCAGAGACAATGATACTTCGGCAAGACGTTTGGTGTGTCACCATCAAGAAAATTTCTCATGTGCTTACGATCATCTATACTATTTAATTTGAATACCGCAAAATGATTAGCTTCCGTAAATACATATTTATCCATCCAAACTGGACGCTGACTTAATATAATCATTTCTATTAGTTTGGATCGGCCTTGAGTTAGACAAGCACGAAACCACCTATCCAATTTAGGAAGCATATAACCTTCATCAATATAAATCCCTATATTTTCTTGTTGATGGCAACGCATCAAAAATTGGCTAACTAATACTTCATCGCCGGGAAGGGGCTTGACAATATATAGACCCGGTTTAGTTGGCGGTTTATTTGCTACTGAGATTTCAGTTGCGCCTAAATCACCAATTAACTTATCACCCTTAAAATCAAATATAACCCAAGGGCGCGTATTAAAATCACGCGTTGAAAGTAACCAGACAGCAAATTGCGTTTTTCCGCTGCCAGTCGAACCGACAACAGATGTTCTTTTATCTGGCGTTGGTAAATGAACCATTATCCACCCAAATTAAAGTTACTAGGATCAGTTGGATTAAATTGACCTATATTACTAGGCTCAACAAATCCGGCTTTCTTTTCTTTCTTCTCGCCACTAACGCGCGTTTTAATAAGATAATAACGCGGTCCGTAAATAATTGCTGCGGTAGAAACCAATCCAGAAATAGCAACTATTTTAGGATCAGGAATATAATCAAATTCCTTCAAAACATTAGTGGTAGCATTAGCGAGATTTTGTGCCTCGCTATCATCTAGCGCCATTTCTGGACACTTAGAAATAGAAGCAATACCAATATGAATAAAACCAAGCATAGCCGCAAGACTATCAACAGCAACCTTCAAATCTTGATTATTTCCCGCTTTCCTAGATTGACTTCCAGCACCGGAGCCGGGCTTTCTGCCTCGCTTTCTGGCAGGGGTTCCGTCTCGCTTGAGGGCAATTGCTCCGTCGTCTGTTCTGGCAAAATCACCGGCTCCGCTAATTGCACCGGGATCGATTGATCTAATATTTCCGTCTCCGTTTCCGGCTCCATTTTCGGTGCTGTCAACTTGTCCATTTTCGTCTCCATTATTTGCAATCTGTCCGTCAAGGTCATCATGATCTGGCGAAATTCGCTCGCTAGCTCTTGCCATTGGTTTTCATCCTTATCTGTTTTAGGTTCGATTTCGGGTTTAATATCTTCTACGATTTCGGAAACCGTAGAAATAATTTCGGCTGTTTGTTCTTCATTTTGAAACGCATCGTCTAGCTTATCTTCAAGCTTTTCTATTTGTTCTTCTACGGTTTCGATGTCGCTTTCTAATGACAGTTTTTCTGACTGTTTATTTCCTAACTCATCCATAAGTTCAGTTGATTTCGACATGTAATTTATCCTCTATAAGTATAGGATCATTTCCCGGCGCTTTATCTGCCATCTTATCATCGTGTAAAGTTTTTATCATTGTTTCAATATTATTTAAACGATCATCTAAATGCTGCAATAAATTTATTGCTTGCGCAATTGTTTCCTGCATTTTTTCGGGAGTAATACCTAGCATTGAAGCTAGCATCTTTTCTATAGCTGTCATATTATATTATCCCTCGTAAGCGGTTACATCGTCATTAGCGGTGCCAATAATGGTTATTTCGCCGGTCGGCGGATAATTAAACAATTCTAGACTACCTAAAGCCGGAAGTGTAATTGTCCCCGCCGTTCCGATAGCCGCTGCACCACCCGCTAAATTTACACCCATATTATTAGCCGCAACATTCTGAATAATCAAATGACGACGATTTGCATTAGCTGCCATTAAAGTCTCACTGGCACCGCTTAAATTTGCAATACTTTGATCGGTCCATGCGCCACCCAAAGGTGCAGCCAAAGGTGTTGCTCGCAATTGAGCATCGGTTAACCAATCGCCGGAAACCAGTGCGCCGCCCGGCCCCCATAGATAAGGCAACAGCGGAATATTATAGAAAAATACCTGAATAATCAAAGCGGGGCTTGCTGAACAAGATAAAATAAACTTTGGATTATTAGGTGCCATAAGTGGCACATACATTTGCGAATTTGCTGGCACGATAATTCGCTGATTAGAACCCGCAATATCAATCACAAGTTCTAAAGTATTATCAGAATTATCCACATAAGCACCAGAGACAAAATCTATATTACCATTTTGCACCAATGGAGATAAATCGATTTCTACCTCGCTAGCAGTTCGCATATCGATATATTGAGGCACAACTAGCGGCCCCTTAGACGATAGCGTCATATTGAAAACATTATGAATAGGAGTGGCCGGGTCCATTTTATTTGATCCTTAATTTGTGTGGAGTGGTAAACAATAATTTTGACAATTCAACGCAAAAATAGGTTCAGCTTTATTAAACTCTGAACTAGAACTAGAACTAAGTCCAGTAATAGCATAAAACATATCACTAGAAGGGCCACCAGTTAAAAATATAGAATTATCAACAGTTGAAAACCCGGGAGTTATCCCGTATGAAAAAAAACCGGCTAAAAATCCTGCTATAAATGCGTCAACCAAAGCATCACCATTTACGGTATGAATTAACGTGTATTGAGTAAAGCCTATATCCACCCTAACAAAATAAGGTTGAATAGGAACATTCAAATTATTGTAAGTAATAAGTCCATAAAAATATGTTCCGTCACAAACCCAATAAATACCACCACCAATCATATCGGCAGTTATTTGTGCGTCATCAAATGTAATAGTAGAAAATACAAAATCATCGGCGAAACCAATTACGGTGGGCAACCAATCGCAGTAAATATAATCCGGCACAGGTATTATAGGATAATTTGTTAAATCTAATCCGACGGAACGATAACGCCCATCAAACATAGATACACCTAAATTAGCAGTAATAGAGGCACTAATCTGATTAAGAACTATTCCACCGACACCGTCAGGAGAAATCAATATAGAGTTACCAGGATCGGCATAGCTAGCGCCGCTATTAGCATAAATCACTCCATAATCGAGTGGCCCATTAGTTTGCAGAAAATTAGCGTAAAATACAATGTCAGAATTAAGCGCAACGGGCGCAAATGACCCTAAAGCTACATTAGTTATTGCGCCTGAATTAATACCACTATTAACTGATACCGTAGTTTCCCACAAAGAAACAATAGTCAAATCACCAGCGCCGCCACTATAACCTTGAACATCACCTGAAATAGTTGAATGTAATATAACTCCATTATTATACGATGTATTTACATAGACAGCACCCGTGCCAGTATCTAGACTAGCTAAATTACCCGTTCCTGTATATTGCATAAAACCGTGATCGGAGATTACATAATTCCATGTCGTTAAAACAGGATCAATGTAATCACCAGCGTAACTAGCAGCATCACCTATATTATATCCATTTGGTGTATTAAATATAGGCTGAGAAGGATTACCCCCAGAAAGCGCTGCGTCGATACTTACACTAGGATTAAATCCATTATTTAGAAAAGTTTGGTCATAATTCAAACTTGCTGGCACGGGAAATGCAGAACTATCCGGCAAAGTTAACTGACTGCCAGATTTCAATGTCCAAGTTTCCTCACCAATTTTTACCGCCATAACCATATCAATTATTCCCTATCATTTTTCGTTAACCAAAAAGAAAAACTTGATATGCCCGATTTTTTGTGCTAACTTTTACAATACCAGACAGGAGAAAAGGGCATGTCTAAACGTGGCAAGAATACTCTCTTAGCCAAGGCAAAGCAAGCGGCGAATGAAGCTAAAAAGCTTGCAAAATATGAACAAAAACAAACCCAAAAAATTGCAAAAGAACAGATTAAGGAAATGCGCCCTTATCTGAAAAAGCTACGTCAAATTGACTTGCGCAAAAAAGTTTCACCGCAAAAGCGCTCTGCAATTTCTAAAGCGTGGCAAGAGTATCAAGAATTAACTACACGACCATTCAAAATATATAGAACGAAAAACAAAAAGAAATTGAATATTGCTCAAACATATTCTAGGCACGAAAAAGGAAAAACAAAATTTGACGTTGCGTTTGTCCCTACTGCCGATCCCAAAGCTAAATTAAACTTCAAAGACGACCGCGTAATCGTAAAGTCAAAATACGTTACAGAAACGGTCTTATTTTTTGATGTTAGGAATTTAGCGGTTGATCCTTTAGGAGAGATACAAAATGCGCTCGCTAAAAACCCTAACGCCAAACAGTTTATTATTATGGCAGGAAAATATCTCTATAACGGTGGGCTAGCTAGATCGCTTGTTGAAAACAAAATCTTAAACCTTATGGCCCATTATAGTCCCGGTGGAAAGATATATGAAAAACGTGGACCAAACTCTCACTTTGAAAATTGGCTATTTGGTCTAGTCGCTTTTGAAGCGCATAATCAGGGATCGATCAATGACTATCGCCGAGAATATGGAAACGCTTTGGCAGGAATTAAAGATAAAAAACGCAAGCAAAGGCGACGTAACGCAAATCGATACGGAAAAAAGTTCTAAATATAAAGGCCGTCCTATTTGGACTTGCGATGCCGAAACCGATCCATTCAAAAAGGGACGTATTCCGCAACCATTTATTTGGGGCATTTATACTGGCGATGAATATCACGAATTTACAGATACCGAAAAAGCGGTTATCTTTCTTTCAGAACAAGATATAATTGTTTATGCGCATAACGGCGGAAAATTTGACTGGCATTTTATCACACAATATATAGATGATTTTGAACCATTGACTATTATCGCTGGACGATTGGCCAAGTTCAAAATAGGTATGTGTGAATTTCGCGATAGCTACAATCTTATTCCCGCACCACTTTCTGCATATAAGAAAGATGAAATTGATTATAACATCATGGAAATTGCCGAAAGACACAAACCAAAAAATTGGGAAAAGATTAGATCATATCTAAAAAGTGATTGCATTTACTTGCATGAAATGATAACATCATTCATTGAAGATTACGGAATGAATTTAACACAAGCCGGTGCCGCAATGAAAACTTGGGCTAAAATGTCTAAGATAAAAAAGCCGCAATCAAGCGCGTTTTATTATGACGAAATATCTAAATACTATTATGGGGGCAGGGTAGAATGCTTTGAAACGGGTATTATAAATGACAAGTTTAAGGTTATAGATATTCGCAGCGCTTATCCTTATGCTATGACATTCCTGCACCCATGGGGATTAAATTTCTCTACATTTGATTATCTACCAGAAAACTTAACCGATCAAGAACTAGGCCGGTGCTTCATAACATTAGAAGCCAAATCACTAGGAGCATTTCCCGCTCGCGAAAAATCAGGCTTAACTTTTCATAACGATGGCGAGCTTAGAATTTTCCATATAACCGGCTGGGAATTTATGGGTGCAAGAGATACAAATTGTTTACAGAATTTTAAGATTATGGAAGTAAGACAATATTTTGAGACGGTAGAATTTACGGAATATGTCGAACACTTTTTTAAGATGAAAGACGAAGCAAAAGCCACTGGCGATAATGCTCGTTATCTATTTGCCAAGATTTTTCTTAATGCTCTATATGGTAAGTTTGCGAGTAATCCAGCTAACTACGAAGAATTTATGACTATGCCCGCAAAGCTTCTAGACGGCGCAATTGATGATGGATGGTTTTTCTGTAAGCTTTTGTCAGAAGAAACAGCAATTGTTAATAAACCCCTAGACGAAGAAAAGCAAAGGTATTATGATGTTGCTGTTGCTGCTAGTATTACTGGCTTTGTTAGGGCTTACCTTTTTCGTAATATTAAAATATGTGATGGTGTGTTATATTGCGATACCGATAGCATCGCTGCTAAGCGAATTGGTGATGGTGTTCCTACATCGGATATTTTAGGCGATTGGGAACAAGAGGCCGAATGTGACTTTGGAGCTATCGCTGGAAAAAAGCTTTATGCTTTTCGTAAGCTAGATGGTTCATGGAAAACTGCTACTAAAGGTGTGCGATTGACGCCGGATCAGGTAATTGAAATTGCTAATGGCGCAACCGTCACTTATGAGCCGGAAGCCCCCACCTTTTCGGTCAAGCGAGGGATTATCTTTACACCAAGAAAAATTCGTATGATCTAGGAAAATGTGTCGATTTTGATTGACATAAAATTTGACGGTGATAGAAAGAATATGGTTTTACGGAACCGAACATTAACCATTCACGAAAGATAATCAAATGGCTGTTACCACCAAGATTGTAAAAAAGTTGTCGATGAAAGTTCTAGCTGGGGGACGACCAATTATTCCACAGGACGGCTCGACAAATTGGCTGGCAAATATTATCGGCATCGGATCGGCTATTAAACATGGCGAAAGCAACTATGGTGCGTGGCGCGCGGTGCTAGGCCAGTTTATTGCTGAAACCGTCAGCAAAGAAACCGGCGAGCTTTTGCGCTTTCGCACCGGAACGCTTTTCCTTCCCGATGTTGCACTTAACCTTATTGCGCCGGTTATCGAAAGCTCTGGAAAAGGCGCACAGACACAGTTCGCTTTTCGTGTAGGTGTTATCAAGGATGATACAAGCGCTACTGGTTATATCTATGTGGCAGAAAGCCTTGTAGAGCTGGAAGAAAATGACCCACTTGAAATGCTACTCAATAAGGCTTTGCCGAGTTTGCCCGCGCTTCCTAAGCCTGCCAAGAAAAAGGAACAAGAAGCCGATAAAGTTTCCACTTGACAGGATCGGAAATATATAATACAATAGCAATATTGGATAGCAGCGATCCTCTCCCTGTCTGGTAGCTGTCCAATGGCGAACAGTCCCTGAATGGTTAAATGCCCCTTAACCATTCAGGGACATAGGCTGAAAATTCAATCATAAATATCAGCCGAAAATTCAACCGTAAGTATTATGATGCCGAAAATGAGCCTTGCGAAAGTGAGGTTCGTTTTTTTTGTGTTGGTAGATTTCCTTGT